AACGGCTTGGCGAACAGCTTATATGTTCGCTATTGCTACGCCAAGAATCATCCACGTTTTACTTGTGAAGATTTTAAGTCTAATGTTGCATTGATGACATATGGAGATGACCTGATTATGGGTATATCCAAGAGCATTGATTGGTTTGACCACACTCGCATGCAGCAGACACTCGGAGATATTGATATTGAGTTCACGATGGCTGATAAAACGGCTGAGAGTGTGCCTTTTATTCATATCCGAGATGCCACTTTTCTTCGTAGAAGTTGGCGATTTGAGCCTGAACTGGGAGTTCATGTCTGTCCCTTGGAGCACGCGTCAATTGAGAAGATGCTCACTATGTGTGTCTCATCTAAGACAGTGAGTAAACAGTTGCAGGCTGTAGCAGTTTTGGATACCGCAGTTCAGGAGTACTTCTGGTATGGTCGTGAAGTGTTTGAGGAAAAGCGCGATCTATTTTCCTCATGGATTGAAGAACTCTCTCTGAGAGTTTATATGGATCGAGATTTGCCAACGTGGGAACAGTTGGTGAATAAATTTAAGGAGTGTTCCCGTTTGCGCGTGTAAAGCGCGTTTGGGCTCTGTAGTGCCCAACCCAAAACTACAGATGACTTCGGTCACCTGGTGTTAGGCTTAGCTCGCCTCCACCTTGTAAATTGTGCGTTCAAAAATTATGTGTCTGCACATCGTGGGATGTGCCAAAGTTGCGCTGCAAAACTAGATTTGCAGCAGTGCGTGGTTCACTCAGAACCACATACACATATCGTGTATCAGTCAGGACCCCTATCGTCCGTCTCGTTGCCACCATCGTCTCTAGAATTATCAAGGGATGTGGAATCAAGCGAGGAGGAAAGTGAAGCTGAGCTAGACATTCAAGTTCAAGCAGATTCGGCGGAATTTGTTATGAGCAACTCTGATGTGAGTGATGTGACAGAAGCCACTGTCGCTCAATTTTTGGATGAGACACCAGGTATGTCCTGGAGTCTTGGATCGTCTTCCAGTACCAATCTACAAGACATTCAACCGCACGTTGAACTGGCTAAATTTCTATCCCGACCAGTTTTGATTAATTCATTCACTTGGTCGCAAACTGACTCCTATGTCACCGCCGCAACTTTCAATCCATGGTACCTGTTTTTTAACAGTGCACCCATTAAAAATAAGTTGAACAATTACACGTTCATCAATTGCAAGTTAAAGGTTAAATTTGTAATCAATGCGTCGCCCTTTTATTATGGTGCGCTCCGATTTGCATATTCGCCCTTGCAAGCTCTCAACGGAAACACTATTGTTGCTGATGGAGCAGGTGAACTGATACCTTATTCCCAGAGACCCGGAGTGTGGATTTTCCCTCAAACGTGTTCTGGTGGTGAGATCACTCTACCCTTTTTCTATCATAAGAATTGGTTAGATATTACCTCAGCCACTGACACACAAGATATGGGACTATTTACGCCTTGTCTCTACTCTGCTTTGTCATCAGCTAATGGCATTACTGGCACCTCTGTAGTTGTCAATATATATGCCTGGGCAGAAGATGTTAAGCTACACGCCCCCACCACAAAACTTGCCTTGCAAGGTGATGAATTTGACTATAAACCTTCCCAAATCGCTTCGGCAGTTTCAAGCGCAGCGATGTCGCTCTCGCGGATTCCACTTATTGGACCGTACATGAAGGCGACATCTTCTGTTGCTGGAAGGATGTCTAAAGTGGCTTCGGCTATGGGATTCACTAATGTTCCAAATATGGATACAGTGGCCCCTTTTAAGCCCTATGCCTTTCCCCACAATACCTCGTGTGAAGTGTCTGTGCCGCAGGATAGAACTACGGTCGACCCTAAGAATGAGGTTACTATTGACCCACGAACTGTTGGATTGGATGGTCAAGACGAACTCGAACTAGCATATATTGCAGGGAGAGAGTCTTATATTGGGACTGCCGTAATGACCTCCAGTGATGCCGTAGATAAATTAACTCTGGGTGCTAATGTCACTCCAGCTCTGATTTTCTCCACAAACATTGCTGACACAACCAAACCAATACAGTTTACCCCCATGGGTTACGTTGCTGATATGTTTAAGTATTGGCGCGGGGATATCATTTTCCGTTTCAAGTTCATTTGTTCGCGTTTCCACAAGGGACGCGTGCGTATTACTTGGGACCCGAAAAACAACATCACCACCACGGTGCCTGATTATACAACCGTTTTCAACGAGGTTGTTGATATTGGTGCCGAGCAAGATATTGAGATAAGAGTCCCATATTCGCAAGCTACGACATTTTTGCCAATCTATACTAATAATGGCAATTACACTATGTCTGGTGCTACGATTACTCCCGATGGATATTCCAACGGGATCATCACCATGCGAGTCGTAAATCCTCTTTCTGGTCCTCAAGCGACGTCAAGCATTCCTGTCTTGGTTTTTGCTCGAGCAGCAGATAATATAGAGTTTTGCGTCCCGTATAACAGATTAGCTGCGAATGCAGAGTCTATGGGATCACAATATACGCCTTATGCGTTGCAATCCGGCGAGGTTGAATACCCTATCAACCCGCGACAAGTCATTGTAGGAAATAAACCTACCCAACCCGACCCGAATCGCTACCTAGTGCATTTTGGAGAGTCGATTAAATCTTTTCGACCATTGCTCCATAGAAATATGCGCCAATATCAGATTCAGTCTGCGCCATCTGTCACCACGTCCACATTGAACATGGTTAGGCATAAGACGTCTCGCCGACTTAAATATTTCGGTTACGTGTCAGATGCTTATTGGACAGCAAATAAGACGGTTGGAGTGGGGACTGCGAAATGTAATTTCGTTCGCACGTCTATTCCGCAATTGGTTTCGTTACTGTTTGTCGGTCAACGTGGCTCTATCACTCATACATTCAACATTGATGCTTCTGCAGCTGACTCAACCCAGAGTTGGTCCAATGTATCGTTGAGTAGATATGATGCTACTATCTCACCGACTACGCAATTTATCACTTATGACACTAACGCGTCTACGAGTGCAAATGCGCAATCAGTCGTTGCAATGCAATACCAAACTGACCCTTACAGTGGGGTCGCAATCACCGATCAACGGCTTCAGCCTGCGATCTCTGCCAACTTCCCGTATTATTCGAACTATAATTTCCAGTTCGTTAATCCGGCTTACGCCAATGCGGGAAGTGCTGTCGATGGTACGAATTCTGATAACATCATTCTGACCATGGTTCGAGGCAAATTTATTAATGCTACGAATCCGACAGTTATTAACGCATGGTCCGCGTATGGACCAGACTATAACTTCTTCTTCTTTCTGAACTGCCCTTCCTTGTATGGAATCGCACTTCCGACTGCTCCGTAGAAGTATACACACATGATTAGGAGTACTGACTCACGTTGGTGATTAGGTATATCCTTACAATAAAGTAGAGTGCCGCTCAATGCGGGTTGTATATGCTCTCTTTATCTGCCCCTATCGCTTCCGCGAGATGGGGATCTCTTTCTCTTGTATAAAAGGGAACTTGTGCTGAGGCGCAAGTCAACGATCCGATGCAGTCGGGCCCTTTCCCACCTACGTGGGTTTAAAGCTATTATCATAGATAAGCTTGTTCATTCAACCGCTTTTGCGGGCTAGTTTTTGTAACGAGCTTACGCTCGTGAAATTTTTTTATAGCATGAATTGCAAACTTTTACTGTGTAATGGCATGAGCTGTCC